TTCTGGACCTAGTTCTCCAATTTCTTCATCTTTTAACCAACTAAATCTATGTAAGTATTTTCCTGTAACTTTAGGATCGTTTACAAGTTCTACATTAAGTTCTTGGTTACTAGGGTGTGAACAATTAAACAACATTACACTTGACCAGTTTTTACGTGGATACACAGTTTGTGCTTGTCCATCCATCTTAGTACCTTCTTTAGGTGTATAGTCGTGTTTAACACACATAACTGCGTACTTGTCATCTGCCTGTGCAAACAGTTCAGCAATATCAGTTTGCAAAATCATATCACAATCCATAAACATTGCCCAACCGTTAAAGTTAGAAAGTTCAGGAACTAAAAATCTAGTAAATGTAAATTCTGTACTAGCAAGTTTATCGATTGGTCTATCGTAATAACCTTGTTCTCTTAATTCTTTTTGTATTAAAGGTTTTACTACTGCATTTTTGCTTCTTGATTCAATACTGTGTTTGCATACTTGATATGCAATATCTTCTCTCGGATCGTATCCTACGAACACTCTTAGTTCTTCCATTGTTCCTCCAATAGCTCTTTGGCCTTTCCTGTTCTTAATTCACTTACGTGATATTGACCATAGGCTAAATGACACCCCCAAGCATAACGTTTATCTTCGCTTGGATAGTATGGTGTGTCTATTAGACTTAAATCTGTACATCCAACTGGTCTTGCAGAATTGGCAGGTGCTAACGGGAAAACAGGAATTCCGTGAAACACAGATTCTACCGCTGCGTTGCTATTGAATGTTACTAATGCAAACACATCTTTGTTCAGTGCTTCTTCTAATGTGTCTGTCAATCTTACTTGTCTTTGCTTGTTTCGTTGTCTAACTTCAATGGGTCTATCAGTATACTTTTTGATTGTAGTGATAGTGTTCATAATCCATTCATCTAAATTTATACCGTAAAATTTACAAGGCTTTTCGTCAGGCGCCGCAATTAAAATTTTTCTTCCACCTTTTTTCCAAGGCATAAATTTCTTGTTAAATCTTTTAAATCTATCGTCTGAACGTTGTATAATATCGCCGTGCTGCAAATTGTTCTTTACTACACGATGCCAATACTTCCATCCGTGTGGATTACTTTTTGTTGGCTCATTTCCAAAGTAACCTGTATCCATATAATAGAAATCTCTGTTATCTTCAAAACATTTATGAATAATTTTTTTCTTTAGAATACCTCTTAATACAATAGGTCTTTCATCTTCACTATCATATACGAAGTCATTAGGATCGGTAGTTTCTGTTTTGCAACCAGCAGCAAATTCGTTGATGTAAGGATCTTTGTGATCTTTACTTAGAAATACCCATTTACTCATCTACGTTCTATGTCCTCTTCATAACAATCGCCCCATTGTATTTCTAGTATATGAGCGTTTTCTGATCCAGGATTGGATGCTTTGTGCCAAACTTCAATACCAATTTCATATGTCCGATTGTGTGGTTCAAGATAAACTATTTCTTTTCTTTCTTCGTGTTCTGTTTCCATTTTTACTGTACCTTCTAGTACAGACCAAACCTCACTGCGTTTAAAATGTTTTTGATCGCTTAGACTTTTACCAGGATATATTACAAGTTCTTTTACTTTATATCCTTTGGCCGGCTTGTCATCTAGTACACGCCAATATCCCCAATCACGTTCTGTCTTTTGTGTTTTCCATTCATCAAGTATCCAACTGCTTGAATTCTTTTTATTTTGGCCGCCAACACCAAACATAAAGTCTACATCATCGAAAACCATTTCAGGAATATTATCACTGGTCCTGTCACCACCGTTTGCAAACAATAAGTTATCTTCTGGATATTTTTGTTTTGCTATTCTAATAGCATCTATAGCAGATCCGTCTGTATCATTAAATTGAATAACTTCGTCTACTATATTAAATTCATTAATTATTGCAGCTCTTTCTTCCCAATGTAAAAAAGGTCTTCCTTTTTTATTTGTAAGCCACTCATCAGAATTTAAACCAACTATGAGATAATCTCCTAGTTGTTTTGCTGCCTTAAAATAATCTATATGTCCGGAATGGATTGGGTCAAAGCCACCTGTTACAATAATACGTTTCATACGTATATTTATATGCGTACATTATTGCACTAATTTTATTTGGATTTATAAAGTGGCGTCATCTAAGCCGGCAGTTCTTAGTTTTACAATGTTAGTTAACTGCCATTGTTTTTGATCAAGTCCTTTAATAATGCCCAACCATTTGTTTCTAATAAGTGCAAACTCGTTGATAATCTTTTCAAAATCAACAACGTCTGCTTCACCATCTACAAACTTTTCAGCATCTCTTGAACTTAGTTGTCTTTGATAATTTTCTACATATGTTCTAAAGTGTGTTGAACGTAGTCTACGTAGTTCGATATTGAGATATTCTAATATCGCTTCAATTTCTTGAAGTTGGCTGAACCTAGTTTCTACCGATGCAGGTAAGTGTGCAGCAGCACTTTCAATCCTTCCACTAATTTTGATTTCTTTTTTTGCATCAATTAGTTCGTTATTGAAATATTCTACAGCATCAGGAATCTTACTGATATCTTTAGAAACTAGGTCATACCAATTAGTCATTATTTAATCCCAACGATCATCTTCTTCTTCATCATAGTCTGCTGTGTCTTCATCAGAATCCAAAACATATTCGACTGCTTCATCTAGATATGTGTCTATACCAAACAGTCCTTGGATGACTGATTCGCTCACACCATAATCTAGTAGCGTATTGATATAATTTGCTGCCACATCTTGTTTTTTCTTTTCATCGATGTGTTCGACCATAATTGTCCAAATATCTGCTATTAGATCACTAGTCATATACTTAATCTCCGTTGATTGTTTCAGGTACCTCTTCTGCCATCTCTTCTACAATATCAACATCGTCGACTTCATTAAGATTTGGCTTTTCTTTAAGGTTTTCCATTATCATATTTAATTTATCACCTGTCCAGTTTTTACGATACTCTAAATGAACTTCTCCATTTAAGTCTGTATATTTAAGTCGATTACCATCTTTTTTAAGCAATCCTTTTGCCTCAAATAGATCAACACAGCCACTATAAGGATCCATACCTGTTTCATATGGAATCTTTACTTGTACTGCTTCAAACGGTTTTGCATAACGTGTTTTCATTACTTTACACGCTGCTCTAATACCATTTACAGTAGTAGTTTTGTTACCGTCTTCATCTTCTTTAAGTTTCAATTTACGCATTGCTACTACAATTGAACTTGCATAGATAAAGCCTTGACCACCACTGATCTTGTCATCTGGATCAAACATATCCTGACTTGCATAAGTATGATTAGTACATACCATACCTACATTATAACTACCAAACATATTAACACAGTTACGTACAAGTGCTGTTAGTGCCTTAGGCTTACGACCCATATCACCCTTCATATCACCCTTTTGAAACTGATCAACATCTGTTGGTGTTAGTAACATACCCAACGAGTCAATGACGAATAAAACTTTTGGTCTTTCTTCCTCCGCCATTTCTCTGTATTCTTTCATAAATTCAGACACAGTTTTAGCAACGTCATCAATCATTGACATATTAAGTTTAAGAAGTTTTTCTTCACTTGTGTCAACATTTAATGCGTGTAACCATTTTTCATCAAGTGCATTCTCTGAGTCAATTAATACTACAAAGATACCTTGTTCTTGTGCTGATTTTACAATATTACCTGCTGCAATATAAGATTTACCTGCACCTGATTCTCCTGCTAGTACTGTAACTTTACCCATAGGAATACCTTTGTTAAAGTCACCACTAATAAGATAGTTTAGTGCATAGTTTCCTGTGCTGATCCAATCAGTAGGATCATTAAACCCTACACCAAGACCATCAATACTCTTGGTTAGTGTTTTTCTAAATTTAGAAATGTCAAACGCTTTTGCCATAATTACCTTTCCTTTGTTAAAGTATGAGAGACCTCGCTGGTTACCGTACGGAGGTTTTTGCCGGAACTCTCATAAACTCTTTTTATTGCTGACGGTTACGAATCATTGCAAGAATGTCTTGCGCACGACCCGATCCGTTATCTTCAGTAGTTGCAGTTTCTGCTGCCGGTGCTTCAGTTACAAGTGCTGCCGGAGCAGGTTCTGCCGCTGGAGTCGGAGCAGGTGCTGCCGGAGCATTTGCTGCCTTATTAGGATCACCAGTTGCCTGGCTCATTCCCGCAGGACGGAAATACTGACCCCATTTGTCCATATCATATGCTTCACCATCAACTGATGCTTCAAACATTTCCTTCATAACTTGAAGTTCTACATCTGTAGGCTTCTTAGGAAGGAAGTCGTTTAAGTTAAACAACCCGTGTTTTTCAACTGCTGCATTTTCTGTATCACTTAATCCACGTTCTTTACGTGACCATTGTGATGTAGAGTAGTCAGCATAACCACCTTTTGATGTTTTCTTAATACGGAAGTCAACACCACGAAGATAATCTGTTGGCAATTCTTCCAACTCTGGATCCATCAA